AACGACCGTGATCGCGGTCAGGAGCAGGTTTTAGCGGCGAGGCAGGCAGCGCAACAGGCGCAGCAACCCCAAGGTATGAATTCATGACCAAGGTTTACGTTTCAGAATACGCCACAATGCCACTGGACGCGTCTGGGCACATAATCCCCATCCCGGCCGAGCCTCCGCTGGCTACTCAGACGATCGATTATACGTCGGGTGTCGCCATCATTACGCTCGGCACAGCAACCCGCTATGTCCGTCTGAACAACGACACGATCTGCTCCATGAGCTTCACGGGAACGAACGCCACGACATCTGACGCACGTTCTCCGGCAGAAACCATTGAGTTCAAGGGCGTACAGCCCGGCAGCAAGATTTCTGCCATCACGAATACCTAATTCGCTCCCGCAGGGTTGAGCAATGAGATCGTTGTCGGCTGACGATATAGCCGAGAGACTACCCCGCACGCCCGAGCGACAGAGGGCATACGTGATCGCACGAAACGCGAAAAGGTGAAGCATGACGATTGAAGTCCTTGAAGGAGTGACTGACCGGGAACTGTTCGACGAAGCAAATGCGGATGAAACAACGACTGAACAGGTTGTTGCAGAGCCTGCCGAGCCCGTCGAAGAGAAGCCAGAGCCTGTAGTTGAGGATAAGCCGGCCGAAGTGGTCGAGCCCGTCGTCGCGGAGAAGCCTCCCGTTGACGACAACGCTCCTCAGGTGCCGTCCTGGCGCGTTCGAGAGATCAACGAGGAAAAGCGGCAGATTGCAGCCGAGAATGAACGCATGAAGGCCGAACTGGCCCAATTGCGCCAGGCTCCGAGGCAAGTCGAACAGCCAAAGCCGGCCGAAAAGCCAGCGAGGCCCGATCCTCTACTCGATCCGGATGGTTACGCAGCGGCGATCAGGCAGGAACTCCGCGAGGAAGCCCTGAATGAGCGCCGTGAAGAAAGCCTGCTCCGTGCCCGTGAAGCCAATCAGGCCGAGTTCGACGAAGCCTATGCAGCCGCTCAGAAAGCCGTTGACCCGGCGCTGAAGGCTCGCATGCAGTCCACTCGCGATCCCGGCAAGACGCTTCTCGAATGGCACCGTGAGCAGAAAACAAGGGCCGAAGTCGGCAACGATCTCGCCGCATTCCGTCAACGTGAGCAGGAACGCTTGCTTTCCGATCCAGCCTTTCTTGCGAAGGCAATCGAGAAGGCTCGGGGTCAGGCTCAAACCACGCAGCCCGGCAAAGCGCCGGCCGTCTCTCTCCCGCCATCCCTGACACGGGCGACCAATGCATCCGGCGAAGCAAGCGCGGATGACAATGACACGTCCGACGAAGGGCTCTGGCGACACGCCAACGCTTAAACGCGCCGTCCATCCTCAATGACCGACCCGCCTTGATGGCGGGTTTTTTATTGGGCTGACGGCATAGAAAGGACAAAGCCGTCATGGCTCTCACGACCATTCAGACCAACAGCAAGCTCATCAAGTTCACCAAGCAGGTGAACCGGGAGTGGGTTCGCGAAAACCTCTTCGCCCCCTACATGGGCGAGGACATCACTGCCATCATCCGTAAGCGCATGGAGCCCGTCTCCGGTGGCGAGCAGATGAACATGCCCATGGTCGCCCGTCTCGGCGCCCAGGCGATCGGTTCCGGTGCTCTCGCCGGCAACGAAGAGTCGATCGACAACTACGGCATGCGGATGTGGATCGATTGGGCCCGCAACGCGGTCAAGACCAACAAGGCCGAAAAGCACAAGGACTCCTCGGCGATCTTCGACGTGGCGCGTCCCCTTCTGTCCGACTGGCTGAAGGAACTCAACCGCGACGAAATCATCCAGGCGCTGTATGCGCTGCCGACCGAATCAGCTCCCGCCAGCCTCGGCTCGGCGAACGGTCAGCGCGTCAACGGCATCCTGTTCGACTCCGCGACCGCCGCCCAGCGCAATACCTGGGTCACTGACAACGCCGATCGCGTGGTGTTCGGTCAGCTCGCGTCGAACTACAGCACGACCTTCGCAACCGCGACGGCCACGCTGGATTCGACCAACGACATCGCGAACACCGCGAACATGCGCTTCCTCAAGCGTGTTGCTCGCGCTGCTAACCCGAAAATCCGCCCGTTCAAGATCAAGGACGGTCGGGAATACTTCGTGGCGTTCCACGGCTCGCGGACCTTCCGCGATCTGAAGGCCTCGCTCGACAGCATCAACACGAACGCTCGCGCTCGTGAAGGCGAAGGGCTCAACAAGAACCCGCTGTTCCAGGACGGCGATCAGCTTTACGATGGCGTGATCCATCGTGAGATCCCCGAAATCGATACGCTGGCTCCCGTTTACTACGCGACGGCCGGCGCATCGGGCACAACTGCTGTTCGTCCGGTCTGGCTTTGCGGCCAGTCGGCGATGGCGATGGCTTACGGCCAGATGGCCAAGCCGACCCAGCTCGACAACACCGACTACCAGTTCAATCAGGGTGTTGGCATCGAAGCCGCCTACGGCGTCGGCAAGATGTTCAAGAAGACAACGGGCGGCGCCATCAAGGAATGGGGCATCTGCACCGGCTTCTACGCTGCGACCCCTGACGCGTAACCCCTAGATAGAAAAGGAACACATCACATGGGTACGGGTATTCCGGCTCGCTCTAGCGGCGACCAGACCATCAACTATCTGCGCGCTCCGATCGACTTCAGCCTCGGTTATACCGGGGTCAAGACGGTCGGGACGCTCCCGGCAGGCTGCGTTGTGCTGCGCACCTACGTCATCGTCACGACCGCATTCAACGCGGGCTCGACGAATACGATGAAGATCGGCACGGTGGCGAGCGATGCCAGCTTCGGCACCGGCATTGCTCTCGGCACGGCTGGCGTGATCACTGGTGGCACCGCTCTGGCGACTGCTACCACGATGACGCCGGCTGCTGATACCGCTGTCGTCGCGACTTCGGTATCGACCGGAACGGCCATGACAGCCGGCGCCGGCATCGTCGTCGTCGAGTATCTTCCGGTCTCTTAAACATCGGGGAGGGGTTTCGGCCCCTCCCTTCTACTCTGGAGGGTTTATGCGCGTTGGTCTATGCACGCCGTGCTATAACGAGAACGTCCACTATGACTACATGCTGTCGGTGATGGCCGTTGACCGCATGGCGGCATCGCTCGGTATTGAGCTGAAGACCTACATCGCAGCGGGAACTGCCATTCTACCGCGTGTCCGCAATCGGCTTGTTGCTCAGGCCATGGCCGACAAGTGCGACTGGATCGTTTGCATTGACGACGATATCGGATTTGATGCCTCCGACTTTTTCAAGCTGTTCAAGCACGGTGTTGATATCGTGGCCGCAGCTCCCGCGAAGCGGCATCATCGCTGGAACGAGCAGCCGGCCGCTGTCGCCAAGTTTCCCCGTGGCAACATCACCGGCAAGCGCACTGAAGCCGGGCGCCTGTGGAAAATGGATGCCGTTGCTACCGGCTTCATGGCGATCCATTCCAGCGTGATCGATAAGATGGAATCCGTGACGACGCCTTACGTCACGGAAGGTACGCAAGTCCGCTCATGGTTCTGGCTCGACATGATCGAGATCGACGGACAAACGACCGATGAGGGCGAGGATTACAATTTCTGTCGGAAGTGGGTCGAACTCGGCGGCGAATGCTGGGTTGATCCTGATATCCGCGTTCGTCACTACACCGGCACGGTGTGCCACGACACTTGCTTGGCAGATGCCGAGATCAGAGAAGAGGAGGCTGCATAATGGCTAAATTGACATGGCTTGGTGAAGACGAGCTCCACAACGGCGGCGCTGGCCCGTCATTTACGACCGCTTTCGGGGACATCAAATTCCCCAAGGATGAGCCGGTCGAAGTACGGTCTTATGCGATCGTGCAAAAGGCGCTCAACAATCCGTATTTCTCTGTTGAAGACGCTGACGATGTGGACGGCGCTCCGCAGGCTCAGCGCAACAAGGGCGGACGGCCGAAGAGAGAGGACGGCGATAAGGCCGAAACCAAGCTCCCGCCAGTCGATCCCGTTATCTGATCCAAAATGGCCCCTTTCGAGGGGCCTTTTTCTTGTGAGGTCTGATGTCAAAAACCCGCGCCGATATCCAGAAGAAAGCCCTCGACATCCTTGTCGGGGGCGATGTCGGCGCGAGCATGTCCGATGAGGACGCCACGGCGCTCGACGGGTATATTGACGACGTTGTGGCCGAGATCAACCAGGATGGAACGACCTACATCAGCGATCCTGACGACCTCGACGACGCGCTGTTCCTGACCTTCAGTAAACTGGTGGCAAACGCGGCTGCGGAGGAGTTCGGCGGAAAGTCGGACGAAAATGCGGCTCAGCAGTGGCGCAATCGCATCCGCGTTCTGACGCGCCAGACGCTGGGTTATGGCCCGCAGCAAGTCGAGTATTTCTGACGTGCCTCCGGTTCACATTCCTTTCCCGCTTTCGTCAACCCCGGGCGCCTCGGGGCAGGAAAGCGCCGGCCGTCTGATCAACTGCTATGCTGAGCCATTGGGAAAGGACATCGGAGGGCAGAAGGGCTACCAGCCGCCGCAAGTCGTGTGGCGCAAGTGTCCCGGGCTTCCTCAGTTCTGCACGTCAACGCAGAGTGGGTTTCGTGGCGGGTTGCTGGTAGGAACGGCACTCTACACGGCATGGAGCGGGAAGGCCGCCACATACACGTCGGGCGGCGTTGAAACCGTCCTGACCGGCACGCTGAACGGCACGGAGAAGGTGTTCTGGGCCCGCAATAACAAAAGCCCAACGCCGGATGTGGTGTGTGTGGCTCCAGGTACTGGTGCCTTCTCTGTCTCATCCAGCGCCGTCATTTCGTTCGCGGATCCTGATATTGGCACGCCGAACAGTGTCGGGTTCATGGATGGCTATTTCATCTTCACCTATGGCGATGGGACAATACAGGCATCGGGCCTGAATGACGTGACGATCGCCACGACGGACAAGACGAAGGAGCAGGCAAAAACGGGCGGCCTGACCCGTGGCTTGGCCTTCAACGGTCAGTATTACGTCTGGGGCCCTAACTTCGGCGCGGTCTACTCGGACACGGCGCAACCGACCGGCTTCCCGTTTACGCGATCCTACGTGATCCAGCGCGGCTTGCTGAGCCCGTATGCGGTTGCAGGGCATGAGGATGGTTTCGGGTCGGCTCTGATCTGGGTTGCGGACGACAATAGCGTTGTGCAGCACAACGGCACTCCGAACCCGCTGAAGATTTCGCCACCTGATCTTGACCGGCTTATCGCTGCGGTAACGGACAAGACCACGTTGGAGGCGTCAGTCTACATCGCGCAGGGGCATCCAAAGTGGGTGTTATCCTGCCCGTCCTTCACTTGGGAATTCGACCTCGGTAGCCAAAAGTGGAACGAGAAGGCGAGCTATCAGCAGGCGCGGTGGCGTGCGATCAGCGGCATCTCGGCTTTCGGGAGGTGGATCACTGGCGACACGCAGGGTAATCGCCTGATGTATGTCGGTGAACAGACCTACGATGAAAACGGCAACCCGCTTGCATTCCAGATCGAAAGCGGGCCCGTTCTGAACTTCCCGAACCGAACGAAGGTTGCGCGGGCTGATTTCAATTTCGTGGTTGGCGTAGGTCAGGCGACAGGACAAGACCCGATCGCGACGGATCCAAGTGTTGGCATATCGTGGTCGGATGACGGCGGTATCTCATGGAGCCAGGAGTTTATCCGCAAACTTGGCCGGCAGGCGACGACGCAGCGCATCACAATGCTGCGGACGGGCTTGTCAAGCATGCAGGGGCGACGCTGGCGGCTCAAGGTCACTGATCCGGTGTATGTGGCGTTTCTCGGCGCAACCCAAGATACGCAGTTGAGAAACCACTGATGGCAAAGCCACTCCCCGGGG